AGAACCATAAAATTGATAACTACTACTACCTTGGTCTGCATTTTGTAATGCTTTATATCCAACACCTACGTTTTTGTAAGAAGTAATAGTATTTTGTCCAGCTTCAAAACCTATATATGTATGTCCATAACCTTCTGTTAGATTAGCTCCAGCAGAGTGACCGACTGCTACGTTTTCATCTGCCGTAGTAAGGTCAGTACCAGCATCAAATCCAATTAAAGTATTCTTTAAACCTTGACCAGAAGTGATCGCATCTCCCGCATTTGTACCAGCAACAGTGTTTCCGTCAGAGTCAGAACTTAATCCTCCACCTGACGCGGCTGCAAATCCAGCTTCTCCATTAGCGTCAACGGTTAAAACGTAATTTTCTGTAGCTGTACTATCTTTAACTACAAAGTTAAGACCGGGAACTCTAAATTTCGTTATATTAGTGTCACCGATTGTCACTTCGTTAGAAACTGTAGCTGCACTAGCCGCCGCATCATGTCCAATAAGTATATTATTACTACCAGTAGTAAGGTTATTAGTTCCTGAGTAGCCAGCGTGATGACCTAGACCAACATTATTAGTACCAGTTGTGTTAGCTCTTAAAGCATTTGTTCCGATTGCTGTATTATCAGCTCCGGTGCTGCTAGAAAGCATTGTTCTAGCACCAACAGCTACATTGTTGTCTGCTGTTGTATTACCTCCTAAAGAATATTGACCTATTGCAGTATTTAAAGATCCAGTTGTGTTTGCTTCTAAAGCATACTGACCCATAGCAACACATCTAGCACCTGTAGAGTTTGAGTCAAAACAGTTTGCACCAACAGCTACATTGTTTTCTGCTGTTGTAGTAGCTTGACCAGCAGCATATCCAATAAATACAGAATCGCCTCCAGTGGTTAGTTGGCCTCCAGCATTTTGACCGGCAACAACATTTCGAGCAGCAGTTGTAGCAGCATCAAAAGCACTTTTACCTATGGCTACGTTACCACTAGAAGTCGTAACATTTGCTCCAGCATCATATCCTATAAAAGTATTATTATCTGCTGTTGTAATCGCAGTACCAGCGTTATATCCAATTAATGTATTTTTTTCTGCGTCTGTGCCTGTAAAGGAATCACCTGCATTAGTACCACCAACAGTGTTGTATTGAGAGTCAGAACTTAATCCACTACTAGCAGCAGCAAAACCTGCCTCTCCATTAGCGTCTACTGTAAGTACATGACCGTTTGTAGCTGTAGAATCTTTAACTACAAAGTTAATACCGGGAATCCTAAACTTAGAACTACTTGAGGTTCCAAGTGTGATTTCATTACTTACAGTATTACTACTTGCTTGTGCATACCTGCCAATAATAATATTATTGTCACCAGAAGTTTTGGTATTACCAGCTTGTTCTCCTATAAAGACATTATTATTACCAGTGTTATCGAAACCAGCTTGATGCCCAAGACCTACGTTTTGACCAGCCGTAGTGCCTTTTTCTAAACAACCAGTACCTATCGCTGTATTATAACTACCTGTAGTTGTTGCTTGTGCAGCGTAAGAACCAAGAGCAGTATTAGCAACACCAGTTGTATCACTTTCTAATGCTCTTGAACCAAAAGCAGTTTCATTATCACCACTTGTAGATGATTTTAAAGAATGATAACCAAAAGATGTATGGCTATGTTGACCACCTGCTGCTGCGCCTGAGTTAGTACCACAAGCCATTGCTGTAGCTTGGTTTGTGGTTGGATTAGTTACTGCAAAATCACCGACAACTGTAATAGCTTTCGTAGCTCCTGTACCAGAAGCAGTTATAAGACTACCAACAAAATTCAATGTTGTTCCAGTAGTAGATAATGCTGAACCTTCTTCTTGGACTGTTATACCACTAGAAGCAGCTTCAAAACTTGCTTCTCCGCTTCCGTCTACCGTAAGAACATGACCCTGTGTTGGTGTACCGCCGTTGTCTTTCAAGACAACATCAATACCCGGTATTCTAAATTTAGTAATACTTGAGTTACCAATCGTTACCTCGTTTGATACCGTTGCACTACTTCCTAATGCTTCGTGACCAATTACTATATTATTTGAACCTGTAGTTAAAGCACCACTACTAGCGTAACCAGCTTGATGTCCAACTAAAGTATTATCTATTCCTGTAGTGATACTAAATCCTGCAATTCTACCAATGGAAGTATTGGCATGTCCTGTTGTTTGGCTATATAAACTAGCTCTACCTACCGCAGTACAACCTTCGTTACTAGTGCCAGTGTAACTATACAAAGCTGTATTACCTATTGCCACATTCTGACTAGCCGAAGTAGACGAATACAGAGTTTCAGCCCCTAAAGCTGTATTGCTACCACCTGTTGCATTCCTACCAGATTGAAATCCAACAAGAGTATTATTTTGACTAGAGCCTGTACCTGATCCAGCAGAATAACCAACATATGTACCTTTTGAACCAGTACCACCCCCTGCTGTATAACCTATAGCTGTTATCTGACCAATGTTGTAATTTTCCCCAGCACCACACCCAACAAATGTACACCCTTCTCCACTGGTAAGTGTAATTCCAGCATTAGCTCCCACTATTGTATTGTTTTGGCCTGTGACATCTTCTCCAGCCCTGTGACCAATAGCAGTTAATCTGGCTGCTGTAGTGATAGATTTACCAGCATCCTTTCCCACACAGGTTGACTGATCTCCTGTTGTAATAGCTGCACCAGCGTTATATCCAAAAAGACTGTTGTAAGATCCAGTCGTTACAGCACCTCCCGCAACTGTACCAACTACTGTATTTTGTGTACCACTAGTAAGCATAAACAAGGAGCTTGTACCTATAGCCACGTTTTGTCCACTTACTGCACTAAATAATGCTTGATTACCAAATGCTTCTGAACCAGAAACAGAATTACCACTTCGCAGAGAGTTTCTTCCTACTGCTGTATTATTACTACCTGTTGTAAGAGAAATAAGAGAGTTATGTCCGTATCCAGTGTTATTGTCTCCAGCTGTGATTGCTGTTCCAGCGTTATAACCAATTAAAGTATTATCTGTAGCATCAGTTCCACTAAAACTATCACCAGCATTAGTACCGCCTACAGTGTTTTCTTGTGAGTCAGAACTTAATCCAGCAGAAGGTAAGTTAGTAAGATTAGCTCCACTAATTGCTGGTAATGTTGATGGGAATCTTGCATCGGGAATAGTTCCAGAAGATAAATTACTTGCGTTTAAAGAGGATCCTGTGATGTAGCCAGCACCATTAGTTATTGCGTTGTTATTGAGAGATATATTTGCAGAACCATCAAAACTAACACCTGCGATAGTTCTTGCTGTCGCGAGTGTAGTTGCTGTACTAGCTGCTATTCCAAGAGCATCTATATCTGATTTTGTCTGATCTGCGGTTGCTCCACTCTCAATTCCATCTAATTTTGCACCATCTACAGATAAGTCTCTGCCATCAACTGTTTGACTACTAGAAAAAGTAATATTACCTGTAAACTGTCCACCAGCTAAAGGCATCTTTGTAGCCAAACTATTTGTAACTGTTGTACTAAACGCAGCATCATCATTCATAGCTGCTGCAAGTTCATTCAGTGTATCCAATGCAGCAGGTGCGCCATTAATTAGGTTGCTGATCGCTGTATCTGTATAAGCTGTTGTCGCAACCTTTGTAGAGTTATCACTTGCTGATTGGGTCGTTGCCGTTACTCCATTGGTCAATACTCCAGAGCTAGAAGTTAACCCACCAAATAAAGTATCTCTTGTCGCTATATCAACTCCATCAACTGTGCCAGAAACAACAACATTACCGACTACGCTAATACCACTACTAGTTGTCGTAAATTTTGAGGAATCATTATGAAATAAATTTACGCCTCCATTTGCATTGCATATTATTGCTGACTCAAAGCTATTAACTCTAAAAACTAAATTAAGACCAGCATCTACATATAAATTACCACCGCCATAACCCTTCTCTTGTATGAAAGAGTGGGTGCCATTATGAAATAATTGTAAATCATTTCCATCGCCGATTTGTAATTTTGTATTATCACCATCTAACTGTAACCCTGTTCCGTTTATTAGTTTTAAATCTGTGCTTGTCAGTCTTGCATTTATACTGTTAGAACCATCTTTTCTTATTGCAAATTCAATTAATCCATCTTCAGTAAGGTTTGTAGCATCATCTATTTTTCCTGTAATCTTTGCATATACTTCTTTACTACCATCATCACTTTCGCCAGTAAATTTAAGCTGACCAAGATAATCTGCGTCTGCTGGTGATGCACTGTTTCTGTAAAGTTCAATTATTGGTGCAGCAGAACTACCAGCATCAGTTGATGTAAGTGCAAGTGTACCAGCCCCATCATAAGTTAATAATGACTCTGCATTTAAAGTATTTGCAGTACCAGAACCAGTGATTATTAGGTTGTCAGCATTATTGTTGATAGTAGTAGCAGTGCCACCACCACCAGATATTTCTGCTACCGTTCCATCGTCTTTCTTGGTAAATAATTTACCACTATCAGTTCTTACCGCTATCTCTCCAGTTACTAAATCACTAGCACTAGGATCACTACCAGAACCACGCTTAAGTCTAATTTCGTTAGCCATTGGTTTTACCTCCTAATAATTAGTTTTTAGTAAGATCCTCCATCTATATTGAAGCCTGATACACTTTCGTTCTCTAAAAAGGTTACTAAGTCTGCAAGTCCTACTTGCTTCATCGTACCGTTATCATTCATAACTAATCTATCTGCTACAGCTAAAGTCGTTGACGTAGCTGAAGTACCACCATCCATGACATTCAATTCCGAGGTGGTCGTGTTCAAGCCATCCAAGATCGAAATTTCTGTTGAAGTTAGCGCAGCTAGTGCAGAAGAAGCACCTGATTGCATACCTGATAAATTATCTAAATCAGCGTCATAGGCTTGAACTTGGCTGCCGATGGTAACTCCAAGACTTGCTCTGGCGGTTGCTCCTGATTCTGCAACAAAATTAGAACCATTACCAACAATAAAATTACTATCAGAAGGCGTAAGCCCTGCAACATCAGATAATTGTTGGTCAAATGCTTGAACATTCGTTCCGATAGCAAGTCCTAAAGCTGTTCTAGCTGCACTTGCACTTGTAGCACCGGTTCCACCATCTCCTATGGCAAGCGTTCCAGTGATTGAACTTGCAGAAAGATTTAAACTTAATTCGCCACTACTAAAACCAATTCCACTATTAGACTTCACATCAACAGATAAAGTATTACCAGACTTATCTAAACCATCTCCGACTGTAATCTGACCAGCACCAGAGAATTGAGCAATTGTAAGGTTATTCGTACCAACAACAGCAGATCCCTTGTTACTCGTACATACAAAGCCGTTGTCTGCGTTAACAGTACCTTGCTCAACAAATGTAAAGAATCCAGCAGCGTCTGCTCCGGCAGCTAAATCTGCTGCCCTTGCTGGAGAAGACCCAACTACATAAATACCGTTCTGCGAAGAAGTACTTTGGTCTTTGACCAATACTCGATCATTTGTTGAAAGGCTTACACCATCTATCGTGTCTCCATTATTTAATGCAGTAGATATTGTTATGTTTGCTGTTGTTGCTGCTACGCATGAATCTTTAACATCAAGTCCTTGTGATGTAGCTTCTACAAATCCTTTGGTAGCAGCGTCTTGTGCGTTTACTGGATCGGCTACGTTTGTAATATTCTGTGAGTTAAATGAAACTGAACCAGTTGGTGCAGCCATTTGATCTAATCTATTAACTCTTACCCCTGTATCGAAGTCACTTATTTTTGTATGAGCTAACGAGGGAATATCAGCAGCAACTAAAGCTCTAAACGTAGGTGCAGCAGCACTTCCAGTAGTAGGGCCACTTAATATAGTATTTGCAGTTCGTGTTGTATCTTTATCAAAAAATGCTCCCTTACCTCCAATCTTTTCAATAGTTGTAGCAGAACCACCTGCACCTCCTGTACCTTTACCAATAAAAATAATATCTGCTGCTTCTGCATGAGCTAACTCAGCATTTGCAAGACTTGTAGGTGCTGATGATCCAGTGGATCTTTTTATTCGTACTGTGTTAGCCATGTGTCAAAAATTGCCCCCATCGACAAGTGTAAGTTTGGTAGTAGTTGCATCTGCCTTAAATGTAGCAGAACTTTGGTCATAGTAAATGACAGAACCATCTGCTTTGTTGGTGTCCTCTAATTGAAAACCAACTGGCCCTTGAGGGCCTTGGGTTGAAACGGTTACAACAGTTGAATCTCCTTCATTAACTGTAACTGTGTTTTTAGTAGTTGTTATGTTAACGGAAGTCATGGTGTTGTATAACCCTCTGACATAGTTATAACACCTTCAAGGTAGTACTCTCGCAATCCTGACGCATTTTCTAGCAAAACATCATAAGAAAGTTTATCTGCTAAAAAAGTAGCTGTCTGTACGTCAGTTAAGGCAATATCAATAGTGCCAGTAGAACGATTAGTATATGTAACTGCAAAATCACCATATTTAATATTCCTACCCTCATCCCAACATTGAGCATAAATTGTATATCCAGTTAGATTTATTGCATTATCACTAGAATCTTTAAAAACTAGCTGAACAGAATAATCTGCTCTTCTTTGCATTGTTATGTTGTATGTTCCCGGTTGTATTGCCATAATTAAATTTTGATTATGTAAAGCATAGCTACGTTGCGAGGTCTAGCTTCAGAACCTTGATTTGAAGTTGTTGTACTAACAGAAATTCCAGTTGTGCTTGTACCGTTTGCACCACTAAAAAAGTTTTGAGCATTATCATAACCAACTTGATAACTTTGACCCGAACCAAGTGTTACAGCAACACCTCCAAATTGATTATTTAAGGTAATGCCTCGACCTGTGTGTGTGTGGCCTGAGTCAGATACTGAAGAAGATGCTGTGTGATTGTGAGTTGCGTTTTCTCCACCTTGAGTACTGTTTATACTTCTTCCACTATCCACACCTCTACCATCATCAAAACCTCTTACAAATTCACCTCTAAGATCTGGTAATGTGGCTCCGACTAACGCATATAAAGCTGCAAAGTTAGCAGTTACACCTTGAACAGTACCTGATCCGTTAGGAATTGTATCGCCATTAGCTTTTAAGTAACCAGTAGGAGCAGTAGAACCTACAAAAGCAATAACAGATCCAGTTGGTACACCCTCAACGATAGAAAAACTAAGATTTCCAGATCCATCAGTCTGTAAAAAACCACCATTAGTTATTGATGAAGGTAAAGTAAGAGCTA